TCAACCACGGGATCAAATGTTTTTCAGACCCGGATTTTTAACCTGGAAAAATCAAAACTACCCTGTCTCTTGATTTACACAGAAGAAGAATCCGTTGATATTTACTCAATGAATTCTCCAAGGATTGTGGGCCGGGATCTTTCCCTGATTGTGGAAGGGTATGCGTCTGCAAAGGCCAATGTCGATGATACATTGGATCAAATCGGAAAGGAGGTTGAAATTGCGCTGGCTGGAGATATTGGAATCAATAGCCTGGCAATGGATTCCTACCTGACCGATGTTTCAATCAGTTATTCAGGGGAAGGTTCAAAGCCAACTGGAACCATACGAATGACTTATCTTGTTCAATATAGGAATTTGGAAAATGCACCAGATTCATCAGCCTAATTAAAAGGATAATATGGCAATTAAAGGAAACACTGGCCTTCTTCAAGTGGATGCTGATGGGTCAGGAACATATACCACAGTCGCACAACTGACCGATTGGTCAGTGGACGTTGATGCAGAACAAATCGAAGTTTCCATCATGGGGAATGCAAACAAGGAATTTTTGGCAGGACAATATTCCTGGAGTCTTTCGGCATCGATGCGATATGTGGAAGACGATGCAGGACAGGAATTGATGCTCTCATCAATGCAAACCGGGGCTGAAATGTATGTAAAACTTTATCATACATCCTCTTCTGGAACTGGATCTGGAGATTACTGGTCTGGAGGGGTGATTAATGGATCACTTTCAACCAGTGCCAGTTTAAATGATGCAGTCAATTCCAGTTTTTCAGCCCAGGGATCTGGGACATTGACTTATACCAATGCCTAGTCCCAAAGAAAATGTTCTCAGGCATTTCAGACAGAAATTAGCTGGAGGACTTGGTTCTGTTCTCGTCCCTGAATGGGGGGATGAGAACGGAACACCAATGAAAATTTACTTTAAATCTGCAACCAATCCAAGGACCCAGGAAAGACTTGCCAAACTGTTCAATGAACAAAAGCCAATTGAGGCATCAGTGGAAGCATTGATCATCAGGGCCTTGGATGAAAATGGAGAAGCTTTGTTCAAGATGTCTGATAAAACAGAACTGATGAATGAAGCTGATATTGATGTGATCATTAGGGTCATTGGAGAAATAAACAATTACCAGGAAATTGAGGTTGATTCCTTGGGAAACTGATAGAGGCATCCGACTTATATTTTTATTTTCAACTCGCAGAACATCTACACATGAAAGTTGAAGAAATCATGGATATGAACCAGGCAGAGTTGGCTGGTTGGAATGCCTATTTCCAAATCAAATCTGAAAAACAGAAATAATGGCAGTTTCAACTACTGTCCAGATCAGGGCCGAAGACAGGACAAAACAGGCTTTCAGAAATATTACTGAAAGGACCAACAGGCTCAAAAACTCATTTGGGGGCCTTGCAACCATGGCAGTTGGATTAGCAGGAACCATGGGAATTGGTGCCTTGATGGGATCTTTAAGGGATCTTGGGGACAGGATCGGCAAAGTTTCAACCCAGATTGGAATCTCTGCAGAAAATCTTCAAAAACTCCAGTTTTCTGCAGAACAGTCAGGGCTTTCCACAGATACCCTGAATACTGCCATGCAGAAATTTGCCATTAATATCGGCAAGGCCAATGATGGGGCCAAAATCCAGATGGAAGCCTTTCAAAGCCTTGGAGTGGAAACAAAAAATCTTGATGGAACAACTAAATCAGTATTTCAATTATTTAAGGATACTTCAGATCAGTTGGGATCTTTGACTGATAAAACCCTTCAAGCCAGATTAGCATCAGAATTATTTGGCAGGACCGGGGTTGAAATGACTGTTTTATTCAATGAAGGGTCTGAAGGAATTGAACGCTATGGAAAACAGCTAAGTTCAGTCAATGGAATCATGAGGGGAGATTCAATTAATGCCATTCAAAGATTCAATGATTCCTGGAATTTAATGACCAAATCGGTACGAGGTTTTTTGATGGATTCATCCACTTTAAATCTATTGTCTGACATCATTGATGGATGGACCTTTGGAATTCAAAAATTAAATGAAAAATTTGGAGAACAGGAAAAGAAAGTCAGAAACATTAATGAAATTTCTGCAGATTTAGCCCTTGCCAGAAAAGAAACCCTGCTTTTTCAAACACAGATTGAAGAATCAACTGGAGAAGAAAAAAAAGAAGCACAAAAAAGACTAAAAACAAATCAGGAGCAAATAAAAGAACTTCAAACAGAACTTCTTAGTGCTAAAAAAATTGAAACCAATGTTGTTAAACAGGAAAAAGCACAGAAAAAAGTTAAAAAAGGTATTGAATCAACAAACAAAGTTGCAAAGGAATTAGTTAAAACAACTAAACCATTGATGGTTGGGGGTAAGCTTGATATTCCTGCAATCGGAGGAAGACAGGGCCTTGGTGGGAGTTTGCAAAAATTTATTGAGTTTTACCAAAGATTAATGATCCTGGCTGATGAATATTTAGGAACAGGATTTGGGGTTTCTGCCATTGTCAAAAAACATCTGGCAGTTATCAGACAAGATTTTGAGGAAATGATCACAGGTCTTCAAAATCAATTGGTTTTTAGAAGAAATGATATTTCTGATGCATTTTCAGACATTTTGACAGACATAGAAAATCAAATTAAAAACAAAAAAATTACAGTTAATTTTGATGGATCTAAAATTGAAGGAGCGCAAAGAAAACTTAATTCATTAGTAACGCAAATTAATTCTTATTCTGCAGGATCAAGGACTGTATCAAGGAGAGCAAGATCAGCCGGGGGAACAAACATAAAAGGGAAACCAATGGCGGGTTATCCTTATTGGGAAAATGAAGTTCCATCACACTATAATAAATATGGTTCAAGAATGTTAAATTATGATGTTCCAATGGTTAATCAATCACAGACTTCATCCAGGTCAACAATGTCCTCCAATTATTCTGGAGGATCTTCAGCAATGTCAGACCAAGGACCCCAGGTTGTGGTTAATGTTTATGATGGAACAGGGCAAAAAATATCAGAATATGATTCATCAATCAGAATACAGATTAATGAACGTGCAAATAGATATGGCGAATTTCCATCATTACCCGTTTCATAAATGGCACAGATTGAAATTGCAATGACTGTTTCAGGATCAACTTATTATATTTCAGATTCTGATTATGCCAGCCCTGACGGGAACTTTTACCAGGGCCTTGTTTCACAGGCTCCAATTGTATCATTGGGGGCAACATCCGGGGGTTATATTTCAGTCCAGAAAGGAACTGTTATTTTAAACAATGATCCTGATAATGATTCTGGGCCTTTTGGTTCAACTCGATACGCAACCCTTTTGGCAACCCCTGGACCTTATGACTGTACCATTAAATATGATACAAAATATCCAATGTTTTCCGGGACAGTGGTTTTGGAAGAAATATCAAATGATCAGTTAAGATTTTCATTTCAACCGACTTCCTATTCAAATCAGGCCATTTCAGTTGTCACAGATTCTGATGGAAATTCACAATATAACCCGTTTAGTCATGGAGTCATTACCAATAGACAACCCTTGATTCAGACAGGTTCCCAGGCATTTAGAAATCCATCATTAAATACATCTGAAACAGTTACTGTTTTTGAAGAAGGAACGAACAGATTTTCTAGTGATACATCAACAACCATCTCGACTTCAGGATACAATGGGGGCCAGGTTGTAGTTTCAGGAACCGGGGCCAATGGAACCACTGTTGAAAGCTTTTTTGATTATGTTGCAAATACCCTTTCCTTGGGGGTTACAACTGCAGAAACAACCAAGACCAGTTCTGCATCATCAAGGGCCATTCATTTATATTCAAACAAGCCTCAATTATTGACTGAACTTGCATCAGAAGTAGCAAGATCCGTCAATCATGAATTTTATATTCTGCCAAATCCAACCACGGGAGCAACAACCCTTTATTTGATTGATCGGGCAAATTCACCAACTGCAACACAGCTTTCAGATCATGATGTTGTAGGGTCTTCTTATACCCTTGGTTTTCCCATCCAGGCAGTTGAAGGAACCTGGAAGGCAACCCAAAGAAAAGGTTCTCAGCTTCAAACCTTGGACATTACTGCAAGGTCAGAAAATGTTTCAGTTGGGCAAGTTTTATCACTTCCAATGCTGGCAGATACAGTAGCCCAGGTTTCCAATATGACAACCATTTTAAATGAAACCAGGGATGTTGAAAAAAAACCCCAGGCATCCATCACAGTTTCAGATATTAAAACAGATTATTATCCTGGAGATCGTTTTAAGTTAGACAGATCAGAAGACCAGATCACCATTGATATGATAGCAAGAACCATAACCTGGGATTTTAACAATAAAACAACAAATATTAAAGGGGATGCAACCTTGTCAGAACTGGTGACACAATGAGAATAATTCAAGATGACAGGACCACTTCAATCAGTGCATCAACTGAATTTTCATCATCTTATTCCATCGATAATGTTCAGAATGATAAGGTTTCTTCCAGATACATAGCCCAAGGTGGAACCAGTGGAACCACTGCAACCATAACATTGAATTTGACGGGTACGGCATCAGCCCCGGTTGAAGCATTTTTTATCAGTGGGTTAATGGCAGATTCTGGAACATGGTCTTTCCAGAATGCTGATGGATCTTCTGTTCATGAATCAGGAACCTTAACAACAACCGATTTGGCAAGTTCAGACATTGCTGGAAATCCAAACACCTTAAATAATTATTTTGTAGGTCAGGACAACCCCCTTTTATCTGAATTCATCATTTTTTCAAATCCACAAACAACAACGTGCAGACTGGTTTTAACCCTGACCAGTTCGACTGACAGAAAAAGCCAAAATATAAAAGGAAATGCCATTGCATCATGGCAGAAAGATGGAACTTCAACGGGGAGATTTAAAGATTCTTCTGGTGGAATTGTTAATTTAAACGAATTCGGAAGGGTCTTGGTAGGTAGTCAAATTGCCATTGGTGGAACAATCATTTCTTCAACATTTTCAACCAATACTTCTATCACTGAAAATTCTGTGGCATTAGCTCCAGCCACAATAAATGGAGGGGTTACAGTCACCTTATCAGGAGGGAAAACTTTGACACTGCAGGAAGGAGGTTTCCCCCAGGTTCAATCCTACACCGGAGGGGGGACAGATTCTGGATCTGTAACCCTTTCAAGTGATTTGGAAACACAAACCATTAGCTCCATTATTAACCCAATTCGTCTTGGAATTTTAAGATCAGGGGATTCATTGGATTTACCAAATCCGCAAATAGGGGTTGGTAAATCGTTAAATGATTATTCTGTTAAAAGAAGAATGGTCAATGGTGGATATTCTTATGAATTAAGAAACATAGGAAAGTCAGTTGACATCAGTTTAATTTTGACCAATGCCCAGGCTGATAATTTGGAAAAATTTGCTAGAGCATATCGAGCAAAGCCTTTTTCTGCATTGTTTTTGGAATCAATGGCATCAGGGCAAAATCCAGAAACAAGATATTCAGGATTTTATTATTTTGTAAATTCTCCAGTTTTTTCATTTATGAAACATGACGCAAGCCATGTTTCTGCAAACTTCACATTATCAGAGGTAGTGTAAAATGGCTGACGCATTTTTTAAACCATCATCAGGGGATGATTTAGTCCTAAGTAATGATGATGCAAGCAAAAAAATTGAAATACCTGAATCCGGGGATGTTGAAGTTACTGGCGATTTTAAAACCACAACCCTAAAAGCAACAAATTTAAAAGCAAATGATGGAACTCCATCAATATCAATTGCGGATTCTTCGGGTAATATATCATTAAATAATCCTATTACTTCTGGCACGTTTAACGGAACAATTGGAAGTGGTGCGACTTTTCAAAATGGCATAATAGAATCACAAACCATTATTAAATATGCATTTGATACTAATCAATCTTACAATAATCAGGGTTCTACTGAGAAGGTTTGTACCAGATCAACTGATTCAGACACAGCAGTATATTCGCTTAATGTTAATGCGGGGTATACCTATGTTTATAATTTTATAATTGGTTTTTTTGTAATGTATGTATCAGGTTCGACAACTGATAGGAGATATGCAGTAGTCAGACTTTATGATGATGATGCAACAAAAGATATAGGCGGTACACCTGCAGGTAATATATTAAATGCAGGATATATAGGTAGAACTTTATATGCTAATTCAACTGCAGAAACGTCCTCAAACGATTTTATAAGTATGTCAGGAGCGGCATATTATGCTAGTGATGATGAAAGATTTATTTATTTATCGTCGACTCCACCTC